AATGTATGTAAAGAAATCATAAACCTTGAAGTCGTAAGTAAACATCTAAATAAACTTAATGATATGTTTGACATAGCTGATGATCAAACAGAAATGTCAGTGCGTTTAGCTGAAATCATTAAGGCTAAAAGTTCTGAATATCACCAAAGCGAGGGGAGAATAGAAAACCTTACTAAAAAACTCCAAGGTGATAGAGCTACAAGAATGCAACACAAGCAAAAAGATAATGCTTCTATTTTGTCCATAGTTCAATTGTTTCAAGAAAAAGAAGAGAGAGACAATATGGTTAGGATGGCCGAGATGCAAAAAATTATTGCTAAAAAAGAGGCAGAAAGGTTAGAGGGCATGGCTGAATGGAAAGCCAGGGTATTAGGTATAAGTCAAGACGATGTCATTTAAATGCAAAGAGTGCGAAGAGAGCTTTAAAAGCCTGAGAAGCTTACACGCTCACATAAAGAAGCATAAAATGCTTCTTGGTGATTATTATGTAAAGCATTTTGCTCGAAAGAATAAACTTACTGGTGATCTTTTGCCTTTTAAGAATTATAATGATTATTTTTCCAAAGATTTCTCTCAACCGCACCAACTTATGGAGTGGTGCGAGTCTGCTGAAGAAGACGAGGTTAAAGATTATATAATTAAGATTTTAAAGAGAAGAGTGGATGATAAAAAATTAAAATACGGCCCGTCGGATTTAGAATTAATAAGCTGCGGCTTGCCGTCTGTTGATTTATACAAAAAACATTTTGGCAGCTATACTGAGGCTTGTAGATTATGTGGTGTTAAACCATTACTTTATAAAAACTTGCCAAAATCTTTCGATTCTGATTACTCTGAAACAAAAATACTTATTGATACAAGGGAACAGCAGCCGTTAAGATTTAAAAATCAAGAAAAATACAAATCAGATGTGGGAGACTATTCTGTAGAGGCTTATAATTATGATTATACTCATGTAGACAGAAAATCTTTTGGCGATTTTTGCGGAACTTTAACTTCTGGTTATTCGCGTTTTTGTAAAGAGCTTGATAGGTGTCGTGATATAGGTTGTTATCTTTTTGTTGTTATGGAGTTCCCTTATGAGGAAATGCAAGAAATAAATAAAAAAAGTTATAAAAAATATAAACTTGATTATGTTTTCCATAATGTAAGAGAGATACAACAGAAATATAGTCAATTTTGCCAATTTGTTTTTGCTGGCTCTAGAGAGAAAAGTCAGGAACTTATTCCTAAGTTACTTATTTTAGGAAAAAAATTATGGCATACAGATGTAAATTATTTCTGGAATAAAAAATAAATAATAAATGAGTTGGGAAAAAGGAATACAAGAACCAAGAAATAGGTTTCCTGATATAAATAAGGAAATTCTAGATATTGATGGATACATAGAGGAGGAAGAAGCTAAAGTTCTGCTTTACAAATTTCTAAGACAAAACCCATCTTTTGCAGCTGAGTTAATTACTGGTGTAAAATTGTTCCCCTTCCAGCATATGTCTATAAAGGCCATGATGGAGACCGATTACTTTTTGGGCATATGGAGTCGTGGTATGTCCAAAAGCTTCTCTACGGCCGTTTTTGCGCTATTAGACGGTATTTTAAATCAAGGTGTGCATATAGGAATCATATCAAAGTCTTTTCGTCAGTCTAAGATGATATTTAATAAGATGGAGGAGATAGCCCAGAGCCCTAAAGCTGAATTTTTATCTCAATGCATAACCAGGGTTTCAAAAGCCAATGATCAATGGGTTATGGAGTTAGGTAGAAGCAAGATAACAGCTTTGCCGCTGGGTGATGGTGAAAAACTTCGTGGTTTCCGTTTTGAGAGAATGATTATTGATGAGCTTCTTCTTATGCCTGAAAAGGTATTAAATGAAGTTATTATGCCGTTTCTTTCTGTAATTAAAAACCCCACAGAGAGACAGGAATTACATGATCTTGAAACAGAGCTTATTAAACAGGGCAAAATGAAAGAAGAGGACAGGCACCAGTGGCCAAACAACAAGATTATTGGTCTGTCTTCTGCATCTTACAGATTCGAGCATTTATACAAAATGTATTGCCAGTATGAAGCTTTGATTCTTAACGAGAACGATCAAGATAAAGCTCACAGAACAATTATGCACTTCAGTTATGATTGTGCGCCTCCACAGCTGTATGATCAAAACCTTATTGACCAAGCTAAAGCTACAATGAGTCAAGCTCAGTTTGACCGAGAGTTTATGGCTGTATTCACTGACGATAGTTCTGGTTATTTCAAAGTGAGTAAAATGGCTGCTTGCACAATCCCTGATGGAGAAGGTCAATGCGTTGAAGTTAAAGGTCACCCATCTGATGAATACATACTTGGTTTTGACCCCTCTTGGTCTGAAAGTGATAGCTCCGATGACTTTGCAATACTGCTTATAAAGATAAACAAAGAAACAAAAAAAGGCACTATAGTTCATAGCTATGCACTTTCTGGTTCTAATCTAAAGACACATATAAACTATATGGCTTATGTCTTAGAAAACTTTAACATAGTTGCGGTTGTTGGTGACTACAATGGAGGTGTTCAATTCTTGAACTCATGTAATGAGAGTAGTATATTTAAAGATAAAAAAATAAAATTAAATCTCATAGACGCAGATTTAGATAATCATCAAGAGTATGACAAGGGTTTAAGATCTTTGAAGAGGCAGTATAACAAAGACAACAAAACATATGTTTATTTGAGAAAACCAAGCTCAAAATGGATACGTTATGCAAATGAGCTTTTGCAAGCGTCATTCGACCATAAGAGAATATTTTTTGCTGGCGCAGCTATGGATGACGATTACAACGCTCAAAGAAAAACCAATATACCTATAAAAAATTTAAAGTTCATCAATAATTATACAGAGTCTTCAGAAGCTTCAAAAATGATTGATTTTGTAGAGCATCAGAAAGATATGATGGATTTAATAAAAGTACAGTGCGCAATGGTCCAGGTCTCAACTTCAACTCAAGGGACACAAAGCTTTGATCTTCCTCTCAACTTAAGAAAACAAAAAGGGGCAGATAAAGCTAGAAAAGACTCGTATTCCGCTTTGATTTTGGCTAATTGGATGATGCATGTTTATTATGATATGATAGACGATAAGATAGAAAACAGCCAAGGTACATTTACCCCGATGTTTATTGATTGAATTTTAGTGTATAAAATATTATGCCTTTACCAACGCCAAACGATAAAGAGAAAAGAAGTGATTTTGTTTCTAGATGTGTTTCATCAGAAATAGTCAAAAAAGACTTTAAAAGTCAAGACCAAAGAGTAGCTGTTTGTTATAGTCAGTACGAAAAAGCCAAAAAGAAATCCAAAGCCACTGCAGAGTTTGGTGACGACGAGATTATTCTTGTGCAGTCAAACAAGGATTATGATCATCAAATGACTATTTCTCAAAAGGCTATGGAAGAATTGCACAACAAGGGAGAAACTTATATAACCGAAACAGATGGAGACAGAAAGATGGTTATAAAAGTAAATTACAAAAAATAATTGTTGACTTTTAAAAGTTAAAGTTAAACTTTTTGCTTTTCGGTGTATAATAGGTTATGGCGAAAAGAAAGTATACAAAAAAGTCTGATTATTGGAATAAGTTCGATAAGTCAGACAAAACCCACGAAATCAAAAAAGAAGAAAGCTTCTCACCAGAAGGGCTAGGAGATCCTTTTTATACTTCTTCGGCTTCTTATGTGGGCGTGTCTAAATCGGCGTGTACAAGGGTAACCTCTGCAAAAGGTGGGAGCAGAATAAACAGGGCTGCGGTTGCACCCAAAATAGATAAGTTTTCAAGCATAAGAACTGGTTTGCTTCCTTATGATTATTCGGAGGACGGAGTAAATGTTCGTGAGGCTATAGAGTTGTGTCAGAAAGCATACGCTAACGTTTCTGTTTTTAGAAACGCAATTGACATAATGTCAGAATTTGCCAATACCGATTTGTTTTTAGAGGGTGGCACCAAGAAAAGCAGAGATTTTTTCAGTGAGTGGTTTAAGAAAATAAATCTTGTTAACTTAAAGGATCAATATTTTAGAGAATATTACAGAAGTGGAAACATATTTCTTTACAGGCTTGATGGTAAGTTTAAGGCTGATGATTTTGCCGAACTTGTCAAAAGTATTGCTCCTAAAAACGGAGCTAAGAATTCTGTACCTGTAAGGTATATACTAATGAATCCTTATGATATTGTAGCAACAAGAGCATCTTCTTTTAATGATGGAGCATATGAAAAAATACTCTCCGAGTATGAGATGTCAAGATTGCAAAACCCTTCTACCGAAGAAGATAAAGAGATATTCGAAGCTCTGCCGCCAAAGGTACAACAAAGCATAAAAAGAGGTGAGTATACCACCGACGGACTAAAAATTCAATTAGATCCAGTTAAGGTTCTGCATTCCTTTTATAAAAAACAAGATTATGAGCCTTTTGCTATTCCATTTGGTTATCCAGTACTTGAAGACATAAATGCAAAACTTGAACTCAAGAAGATGGATCAAGCAATAACACGCACGATAGAAAACGTCATACTTTTGATAACAATGGGTGCAGAACCCGACAAGGGTGGAATTAATGCACAAAATTTAAATGCAATGCAGCAGCTTTTTAAAAATGAAAGTGTTGGCCGTGTTTTGGTGTCCGACTATACAACAAAAGCAGAATTTATTATACCTGACCTAAATAAGGTTCTTGGGTCAGAGAAATATAAAGTTCTTAATGAAGATATTAAACAAGGTCTGCAAAACGTTGTTGTAGGTGAAGAAAAATATGGAGCTACTCAAGTCAAAGCTCAGATATTTATTGATAGGTTAAAAGAAGCTCGCAATGCGTTTTTGGCAGACTTTTTACAAAAAGAAATAAAAAGAATTTCTAAAGAGTTAGGATTCAGATCTTACCCTACCGCTACATTCAAAGATATAGACATGAGAGATGAAGCTCAACTTATGAAGGTTTCTACAAGGTTGATGGAGCTTGGTATAATAACTCCCCAACAAGGAATGGAAATGTTCCATAGAGGTAAATTCCCAGAAGTTGAGGAAATATCTCCAGCCCAGAAAAAATTTATCGAAGAGAGGGAAGAGGGTTATTACAATCCTATCGTTGGTGGAGTACCCATGATCGAGGGTTCATCTACACCAAACAATATCGGTCCAAATGGTCAACCTGGAAGACCAGAGGGTACATCTGGAATACCTCAAGAAAACTCAGAGGCTAACTATTCTAGAAAAAATATAGAGAAGACTATACATAATCTTGAGACAGTTAGAGCAGAAATTAAAAAAGAAATGAAAGATAAGCTTTACATTAAAAGGTTTTCTAAGAAGAATGAAAAGATGTTAGATAGTCTTTGCGAGGCTATAGTATGTTCTACTGATGTTGAAAATTGGACACAAAAAGCTTTTTCTTGTGTATCTAACTTAGAAGAGATACAAAATCTAGATGTTATGCCTCAAATTTTAGATATAGCGGCAAAACATGAACTAGATAATTACTCAGCAGCAATTTTATATCATAGCAATGAAAATTAATCCAGAAGACATTGAAGTGCCTCTTGAGAAAACAGTTAGTTTCGAAAATGGGGAAGCAGAAGTATCCATCGCCAAAAAATACAGCGGCTCAGAAGCAGGTTTGTATAAATCTTATATGAGTATATGCGCATCTAACGATAAAGAGTTTATTGACACTGAGGGCATGGATTCCGAAGCTACATACAAATCTTGCTCTATGCAATATGAAAAAATGAGAGCAATGATGAGCGATGACAGCAAAGGAGAGCTTACCGAAGAACAAAAGAAGCTCCCAGCGCCAATTCAAAAAGCCATTCTCCAAAAAATGAAAAAGGATGGCAAGCTCAATGAGAAGAAATCTGATAAAGGCGAAGAGTAAAACATGTCTTACAAGTATACAACGACATTTGATG